TTAGCTTTCGCTTTCTTCTGAGCTGTACTCCACATCAGAGAGTTTAACCTCAAGCTCTAAGCCCGTCGTGAAGCCACTATTATTCAGATTGTGAGTCACCTTGCTGATTAACCAAGATTGCTCGTCTATGACGCGCTTAAATCCTGACACGCGCACCGGTGTCTCAGGGAATAAATCAGCCCTACCAAGCGCCAGCGTAATTGAAAACTCCGCAACGCCTCGCTGCAGCTTATCCCACTTAGCCTGAGCGGCGCGCATCGCCTGCGTTCTGGAAGCGTAGACCGTCGTCAGTGCCAGCACGTTATCTGCCTCACCGGCCATAAACTCACCTTCGCGAGCCTCCGGCTCTTTTCTGGACTTCGTCTTTTTGCTGACCGGCTTTGCTTTCGGGTGTTCCAGTGCGCGAAGGTGCTTCTCTTTTGGCTGGCGTTTCAGCGTCACTTTCTGTTTTTGCGGCTTCGGGTCTTTGGTGTGCAACCATTTAGCTGTTACACCGGTATAAGCTCCGCGGTCGGCAATGGCAAACTGATGACGGTCGCCGTCACTGCGGGTCAGCGTCATTTGTGGAATGGGCTTACCGCTGGCCGTCAGCGCACTACCGGCTTTCAGAAACAGGAGCTTTCCCGCTTTAACCGATACAGTCGCTCCGTTTCGGTCAGCCAGCCGGGTAAGAAATACCGCGTCGGATTCCTGCGACTGGTCGATATGCGGTACCGGGATTTGTTTCAGCGAATCCGCGACGCTGGCCGTCAGTTTGTTACGCTTTGCAATGGTGCTTACCAGCTCACCGAGGGTGGTATCGTGCCATGATTCTTCACGTCGTGAATTGAGCGTGCCGCGAAAGTCTGCACTACGCGCCCGGATGGTCAGGGTATCAGGCGCGCCCCGGTGCTCAATTTCATCGACCGTAAAATCACCTTTATTCAATAGCGCCGAACCCTGCCAGCCAAGCCACAGCGTCAGCACTGCCCCGCGCAGGGGTAACTCGACTTTTCCGTCGGTATCGTCGAGCTCAATGTCGAGCTGGTCAGCCTCAAAACCCCGGTTGTCGGTCATGGTGAGAGAAATCAGCCGGTCACTAAAATTGCTGGTAATGTCCTGGCTGTTCAGCGTTAGCATAAATGCCGGTGCAAGACTGGCACCGGCGTCAATAGTCATTCCCGTAATCATGTGGTCAGCCCTCCGAGCGCACCCTGCAACTTATCGGTCAGATTACCGGCAGAGCCGAGAAGCTCGCTCGCCTGTTTATTCAGGTCGCCAAACATTGCCGTCAGTGATTCATCGACCCGTTTTAGCGAAAGCGTGAAATCAATCTTTCTTGCCGCTCCATCGCTGAAAAACTCGGCGTGCGTGGTCGACACCTTATCGATGATATACATCCCGAGGATTTTGCCGGTACCCTCAATCAGCGGCCACGCCCTGCCCTCATCGGCCATCAGTTCCACAGCCAGCAGGGATATATGACCGCCGGTAATGGCAGGGTAAAGCGTACCGGCAAGCTGTATTGAGGTTTCCCCCTCGCCGAGAAACTGATATGCAGGAGGTTTACCGACCCGGTCATTAGACGCCCAGCGATAATCTTTCGAGTGCTGCATCGACTGATAAGGCAGGGTGCGGCGTTCAAACACAAACATTCCAAGCGCAAGCATCATCGTTTATTCCTCTCAGTCATGGCTCATACTGGCACGCTGACGCGCACGTTTATCGCGCTCAATCTGTTCGAGCGTGTCGCGTAGCTGTCTGTCAAGCTGATGCCCCGGCGCAACACCTCCCGGCAGAGTGATGTTGTATTCGCTTTTGCTCTGGTCAATGTAAGAGCGCCCCGCCGGTGCGGTAACGGGCTGATAAGCCTGATAGCCGCCATATGTGCTGGTTGCCGGGATGTAGGAATTACCCTGCGTGGCGGCGTTGGTTCTGGCGGCGGTCTGGTCGAGGCTGCCTGACTCTTTGTTGATAATGCCGAGCTTTTCGAGAAGCCAGTCGACACCGCTGCGCAGCTTGTTGAAAACGTTCAGCGGAGCCATCAAGGCCGAGGCCAGTACCTGACCAAATATAACGCCGACATTTTTGCAGTTATCGAGCGTCTCCTGCGTGGCCTTCACCGGTGCAATCAGGTCTTTAAACCATTGCCAGACTACGCGCAGCTTCTCACCGAGTCCGTCAAAGATGGGAGCCAGTGGTGCGAACATTTCCCCGACCGGCGCAAAGGCGCTCATGATGCCCTCAATCACCCCCGAGAAAAATGCGCTGATGGGCTCCCAATATTTACGGATGAGTAACGCACCAGCCACAATCGCCGCCCCGACGGCCACAATCGGCCAGGTGATTGCACCGAGCGCGGATACGATGGCACTACCGGCAACAGTCAAGGCGGTACCCATCACGCCAGCGGCGGCAATGATGGCGTTAATCCCCATGACAACCGGCCACGCAACGAGACCAATGCCGCCGATGATACCAATCAGAGCAAGTGCGCCCCCGGCAATAATGCCGATAGTTGTCGCCAGACCTTTGTTTTTCTTGATCCAGTCGTCGAGCTTTAACACGTATTGTGTGGCGGTTTGGGTGAGTTTACGCAGCGAGTCCTCTTGCTGGTCAAAAAGGTCGGTACCGACGGCCTCATAAGCAGACTGGAACTCTTTAAAGTCACCGCCGAGGTTATCCTGCATAACCTTAACCAGTTCCTCGGTTTTACCGTCCGAGGCTTTAAACGCGGCAGTGAGCCGGTCAAGTTTGCCGCTTGAGGCTGCTTCCATCAGTACCGCCGCCGCCGAGCTGGCCTCCTCGCCGAAAATGGTTTTCATGTACTCGCCGCGCTGGCTTGTCCCAAGGTTGTTTTTCTCAAAGCTGCGCTGCATTTCTTTCAGGATGGAGAATATCGGGCGCGTGTTCCCCTTGCTGTCTGACGTTTTGACGCCGAGTTCCTTAATGGCCTCAAACGCTTTTCCGGTGGGAGCCTGCAGGCGGCTGAGAATGGCGCGGCTACCCGTACCCGCCATTGACCCGGTGATTTTGGCGTCGTGCAGTGCACCGACCATTGCGGCGGCTTGCTCGATGCTCACCCCGGCATTTTTCGCCACTGGCGCGGCATAGGTCAGCGCGTCGCTCAGTCCGTCAAAATCGGCGGCGGTTTTGTTCATCGTCATCGAGAGAACGTCGCCAATGTGAGCAATCTTGTCGTTTGAAAGTTGAAACGCTGATTTCATCCCGGTCAGCAGCGCAGCGTTTTCCTCCATTGATCGCCGGTTTGACAGCGCCATATTCAGCGTGACTGGCGTCGCCGCCTGAATGGCAGCAGCGTCACCGCCGCTTTTCGCAATGATGATTTGCGCGCTCGCTGCGTCATCTGCAGAGGCTGCAGTATTGTCGCCGAGCTGGCGCGCCTGTTTGCGCAGCGCCTGCATTTCTGGCGACTGCTTTTCGACCCCGAGCACAGCCTGCAGCTCGGAATTTTTCTGCGCAAAGTCATAACCGGGCATCAGCAATTTAACCCCGGCCATCGTTCCCGCCGTCGCAATACCGACCCCGGCAGCGCCTGCTGCGGCCATGTTACCGGCAAGCTCTTTACCTGATTTATATCGTTCTTTCACCCGGCTTAATTTCGCCTGCTGCGCACTGACGCGCGCCAGTGCCTCACGCTGGCGATTAAGCTGCGCCGTCGTTTCGCTGATGGAGGTTTTGAGCCGACGCTCATCAGCAGACAGGGTGCGGGTATTGATACCGGCCTGCATCAGCTCGGAGCGCTGGCGCTGTACCGATGTTCTCAGGCTGTTATATTTCGTCTGCAGCTCAGAGGCGGCACGCTTTGCCGCGTCGAGCGCCTGCGCCTGCGCGCGGGTCGGACTGGTGGTGTTTTTAAACTGCACAGCCAGCTCACCGGCTTCGCGCTTTGCCTTGTCAAGCGCCTGACCAGTCACAGCCAGTTGCGCGCTTGCCTTACGAAAGCCGTCGATTTTCGACGTCTGACCGTTCAGGTCGCGCAGACCCTTTTGTGTGTTGCGAATATCACCCGACAGGGTTTTACTCGCGGTCTGGATGGATTTAAGCGGTCGGGTCGCCTGGTCGACCGCTTTCAGCAATACCTCAAGCCTCAGGTTATTACTCATTGTGGTTTCCGCTACGCTGCAGCGCCTTTTCGCGCCATGTGATGAGCTCGCTCAGGCTCAGGGAACAGAGTTCTGATGGCGGCCAGTGGAATATCACTGCGATATCCGCCATCAGGTCATCAGTCGACAGGTCTGGCGGGAAGTCTATTCCGCCGAAGCCGGTGACAAAAAACCAATCACCTTAGCGGCCAGCGACAACATATCGGGCAGGTTCATCGCGGTAAGCTCCTGCGCGGTGAGCGCGGGGTAGGTCATGCGGGGCAGCACCTTAATCAGGGCGTCGACTTCGGACTGCGCCACCGCTGCCAGACTGACGCCGCGCAGGGTACCGGCGTTCGGCTCAATCAGGGTGACTTTATCAATCGTCTGACCGGCGCGCTTAATTGGTTTGTCCAGGGTCACGACATTCGGGTTCACGGTGTCAATTTCATTGCCAGCCGTATCAATAAATTCAGCGGTTTTACGTGGTGCTTTTGCCATGATGTTTTTCTCTGTTCTGAATGGGGTTAATAACCGGCCAGCAGTGCTGACCGGTCAGGGAATTACAGCCCGATTGCGCGGCGGTGCTGCTCCAGACGGTCGACGCCGTTCACCTTCTCAATCATGTTGACGGTGTCGATTTCGATGACGTCGCTGCCATCAATCGTGAGGCGGTAGTAGGTGCAGACAGTCGACAGTTTGGTCGAGGTGTTTTCACCCTGCTTATTCTCGCCGCCGTCGATTTCTTTATGACGGCCACGCATGACCACCTCGACCGCCACGATTTCGCCGGTGTCGTCGCGCTGGTAAGAACCGGCAAAACGCAGCGGCACAGCATCAGTACCCGGGGCGGCGTACTGCGCCCACAGCGCCACATCAGGCAGGCCACCGACAGACCATTCGACGGTGAGCGCATCATCGTCGAGGCCGAGGTCAATCGCTGCCGCGCCATTCATACCGCCGCCGCGATAGTTTTCGAGCTTGCGGGTCAGTTTCGGCAGCGTCACGGATTCAACAACACCCATGTAGCTGAGGCCGTCATTGAACATATTCAGATATTTGAGTTTACGGGGTAGTGCCATGTTATTTCAGGCTCCTTAGCTGTTGACCGATTCAGCCAGATTCACCAGATATTTATCGGTGATACGCTGGCGCAGGGTCAGGCTCTCCAGTGGCGGAACCGGTGTATAGTCGTAGTCGATATACAGTTTCCCGGCCTTGATGGTTTCCTTGTCGTTCGATTCCTCATCGAACCAGCATTTACCCTCCACGATGTAGCCGTTTGATTTCAGCTCGCGGAATTTGGCGTTAATGCCGTCAACAATGTCACGAATGAGCGTGGCGGTAATGGGCTTGTCGACCGCCCACATGTGCGCCTCCGCCATCGTGTCGGCCAGTACCTGCGCGGTGCGGGTGTAGTTCTCAAACAGAAAAAGCGGGTCATCCGAGCAGGTGCGGTTACCCCAGAAGCGGAAACCGTCCTTGCGTACCAGCGTTGTAACCCCGGCCTCGTTGAGCAGGTCAGCATCGGTGCCGGATGCCTGCAAATCCCAGAACACTGAGGCGCTGATGCCGGTAACGCCCTGTACACCAACGTTAGACAGGGTTTTGTGCCAGCCGACAGCCTGGTCGATGTAAGCACGCAGGCCGAGTGCACGCGCAGTGGCGTAAGCCGTTGCGGTGGTATTTTTGACGGTGTCCCACGCGAGGAAATCAGGCCAGATAACCATCAGCTCGCGCTGGCTGAAATTTTTACGATATTCCATCGCTTCGGAAATAGTCTTACATCCCCACGCGCTGACGTAAGCAAATGCACGTAACTTAATGGCAGCCGACGCAAGCGCGACCGCGACCTCTTTAGTATCCAGCCCCGGCACCCCAAGAATACGCGGCTTGACGCCGGTGACGGCCTGAGCAGTCAGGAGAGCCTTGATACCGGTGTATTTACCGTTCTCATCCGTACCTCCGATAATGTTGGAAACAGTCTGTGCGAGCGCAGCTTCCTCGTCATCGCCGGTTCCATCCTCAACACGTACAACAACAGTGACGGGTTTTGACTGGTCTGCGATGGCCTGCAGTGATGCAGCCAGCGTGCCTTTTTTACCGGCTTTCGCAATGGCGCTTTGCACATTGGTAATCAGCACCGGCTCATTGAGGGGAAACAGCGTGGCATCTGCATCACTGGCTGTACAGACCATGCCAACGACTGCAGTCGCTACTGTGGAAATAACACGCGTACCGTCATTAATTTCGATGACCTGCGTGCCGTGGTGAAAATCACTCATCCGGTTAACTCCGTGGTTAAGGGGTGAGTATATTTTCAGGTCAGTACACAAGAGGGGGGTATTTGTACCGGCTGTCAGGTTGATGGCACAACGACAGGAAAAAGAAAAGGCGGGTAATAAACCCACCTGAATATTTAGCGCGGTATATCCGGCCAGTCAGGCTCAGATGTATCCACCCGGTTTACCAGCACCCTGTATTTTTTCCATTCGTCGAGCTGCGCTTTCTCATCATCTGTTGCAATATCAAGATCAACAGCATCCTGCAATGGTGCAACTTTTTCAGATGCTATTTGCAGGAGCCTGCTTTTGGTTTCTTCCGCCTGACGAAGTTGCGCTGCTTTTTCAGCCGCTTCGTCTTTTACCCACGCCTTACCATCCCATTTCTGGTATTCACCATCTGGTGAAACTGATGTGACATTTTCAGGTAGCGGGCCGGGATCGGAGATATAAACCTGATTGCCGGTTGTTGTGTAGTAAACCGTTTCGCCGCGGTGATCCTCATGCAAACTCCATGTCTGGGTTTCAGCGTCAAATACAGCAATATGACTGGCGGGAATATCAGGAGGGGCGATATCAGTACAGTTTGCCGGTAGTCCTGTGTGCGGCGGAATATATGCATCACATGCTCCAATAAATTCGTTTGTATCTGAGCGCAGATTGAAAATTTTAATTGTCTGCGCCTGTTCGCTTATTTTAAAAGTCATTATGCCAGCCTCACTATGTAGTTAAATGCAATATTTTTAACCGTAGTTTCTGCATTACCGTCTGCGTCTACAATCACGACGTGTCCGTGTGGACCGATGTATACAGTATGGTCATGCGGGCCAATCCATGTGGTATGTGCGTGATCGCCATTCCAGCTTGTTAACTGGTCATTGCCATCACGCTGAACGCGAGCTTTTCCACCGATTGAATCACCACCGTATGTGCCGCCCGCTGAATGGTTATGACCGCCTGTTGTATTAGAACTCTTCGTTCCGTAATCAAATGACGACGTACCTTTCGTTCCCAGATCGGTATCCTGCGCCCGCGCGGTGTGCGAGTGCGATTTGTTGCCGTCCATCTCTTGCGACAGTACGGCACGTCCACTGATGGGCTTACCCTTTATTGTCCAGCCTCGCATGTCAGGGATAATACCGGACGGATACGCTATAGCCAGTAACGGGTAAGCAGATTTATAGAACGATTGCCCCTGCATCATGGCGTAACCGGCTGGGGTAGCATCAGACGGCCATGCAATCGCCGCCCCAACGGGATACGAATCCGGAGGTGGCATCAGGCTGTTATACAGCGTATATGTTTTGCCGTTCGTCGAACTGGCGGGCTGTGTTGCTGAATATCCTGGAGTAGTGTGTATCACCACGTCAGCATTACCGGTGTAATCGTATTGCGCAATTAACCAGTACGCATACTGGCCGATATTAATATAAATATCGTAAGTATCTCCTGATGTGTTAATCCAGGCGCACTCCCGAATACCATTGGGTGATCGCTTCCATAATGTGGCAATAATTCCGACAGGCGAACTATTACCGGCACGCAGTACCAGTTCGCTGATAGCTGCTGTTTCAAAAGCACCGACGTTATACCCCGAACCTCCATAAAGCTTAATTACCGCTGTTGACGTTTCCTGTGGCATTACAACCGTAGCAATTTTGAACCAGCCTGATTCGCCAAGTGAAATTGTAGTTGAAGTCACGGCACCGATAGTTCTCGCAAATTGTTTTTTGTCATGAATATCGCCGCCATTACTGTTTTTCGCCATCCGCCCGTTCGCATTATCCATAGCCGTTTTAACCGCTTTCGGCGTTGCGGCCAGCGTCTCAGACGTGCTGTCAGTGGCATTACTGAGTTGTACAATCCCTTTACGCGTTGTGGTGGCGTCCTGCGCTGTATATTTCCCGTCAGCAAGGTCGTATGCTGCCTTAACAGCTTTCGGCGTCGCTGCGAGCGTTTCAGACTCGCTGTCTGTCGCGTTACTGAGCTGAGTAAACCCTTTTTCTTTAAGAGTGGCATCAGGATGACGACGGGATTTTTCATGTTCGGCGAGCCTGTCGTCGACATAATCCTGCGTCGCCATCACCATCGTTGAGTCAATGGACAGCGCCACAGACTCGACACTGCTGACAATAATGACCATGCGGCATGTCTGCGCACGCCCTGAGCCCTCAGCCAGTTCTGGCTTGTAGCTTTCGGCCATATTGGCAACAGCAATCAGCGTCCCTTCATCGTCGTAAAGGCCAAGCTCACGCATCCAGAAGCCGCCCACCTCCGGCGGAATAACCAGCTCGGCCACAATGTAATTACTGTACCGGTTGTCCTGGCTGATTTTATTCAGAGTGTAACGCCAGACCTCATTAACAAGCTGCGTCTGACCGGCATCAGGATCAGGCAGCTTTCCGCCGCCGTCACCAACAGCCATAACGTTAAGATTTATTTTCTTACCGCCCGGCATGGTGGCCGCAGCAAGCTTAGCGGCTCCGGCAGTGGTGATAACGGTTTTAAATTTCGTGCTCATTATTCCTCACTTATCCCGGGTAAACCGTAATAATATCGCCATCGCAGGCCACGCCGCCGGTATACAAATAACCGGGAATGTCCTGGACAATATTCAGGCCAGTCAGATGACGACTGGCTGGTTTTGCATCCGCAATCAGTCGTTCCATTTCGAAATACATTTCCTCGGTAATGCCACTTTCAAGCACCCCGATATCAAGCCGGAATGTGCCTGGCGGGTCGCCGCTTTCCCACCATTCCGTTACATTGATGACATAGCCGAGAGGCTCCACTACCCGACGGATTGCGCCGATAGTCCCCTTGTGGCAGTGAATGAAATATGCATCACGGATAACGGCACGTTTTGTTCCCTCCGGCCAGTTCTCATTCCACCGGTCGACAGAAAACGCCCACGCCAGCCACGGCAACAAATTTTCCGGGCAGGTGTCAATATTCCACAACGCGCGGATGTTGACCGGCGTCCTTTCAATCTCAGCACATGCCCTTGCGGCGGCGACTTCCAGTGGCGATGAGCCCACCGGCAATAATCGTGAGTCATTCATCAGATCCCCCGATTACTAGGCTGTAGTCAGTGCAAAAGGATGCCTGTGTGTTATCGAGAACAATATCCGCGACCGGTGCCGCCAGCTCCACCCGCTGAACACCCTCAACATGCAGGGCGGCATAAATCGCTGATTTACGGATATCGCGCCCGAGGCGGTGCTGCGCGCTGATATAGGCTTTCAGCTTTGCCTCAGCCGCCGCCCTGATGGGTTCACTTTCCGGGCCGGGATAAAGATAAAGCGTGGCGTTAATCTGGTAGTTAACAATTTCGGCTGACTGTACCGTCACCCGGTCAGCGACTGGCCTGACATCTTCTGCGTTCAGGGCATTGCGCACAATTGCAAGCAGTTCCTCAGATGCGACGCCGTTGTTTTCACGTGACAACACGGAAATCGTCACACAGGCTGGCGACGGGCTGATAACTGAAATATCGCCGACGCGCCCGTCAGCACTACGGCCATGATACTGGTACGCCCCGACAGGCCCCGCCACGCTCAGCCCCTCAAAAGCCTGCTGTATACGCAGACGATAATCGGCGTCGAGTTCCATTTCTGCCGGGGTGGGTGGAATGGTGGTGTCATCAGCAGGCGTGACGACAAGACGCTCAACACTGAAATTTCCTCCGATATTATCGAGGTCACTGTCTATGGCATAAGCCAGCATCACTGCGCGTGCAGCTTCATTGACACGCTGACGCCAGATAACCTCGCGGTAGGCGTTTTCCTGCAGCAATTTAACAATTGGCTCAGACTCAAGTGCGAGCGTCCGGGCGACGGCTTCCTGTTGGTCTTCGGGATAGAGCGAAATCAGCGTTGCAATGCGCTCCGCAAGGATAGTTTCATAGTCCAGTTCCTCGACCACATCAGGAACAGGTAGCAGACTCAGGTCAACAGTTGCCATAGTGGTTTAACTCAGTGAAACAGTGGTTGAAACTGACGCACCGGTATCGGTACGCATCCCGGTAATATCGACATACATTTCGCCAGTGTCGCCGCGCTCAAAGCTGATGGAGATAAGCCTGATGCGTGGTTCCCATTTCTGGATCGCGGAATAGCACGCAACCATGATTTGCAGCCTGAGCGCAGGGTTTTGCGGCATGTCAATCAGCGCAGACAGGAGCGAGCCATATTCACGACGCATTACCCGCGAGCCGGCCGGCGTCAGCAGAATGTCGCGCATGCTCTGGCTGATATGCTCACTGTCACTGATACCTATGCCGGTATTGCGGTTCATCCCCAGATAACGCGCTGTCATTTTGTGCCCTCCGTCCAGTTCCCGCCCCGTTGTACGCCGCCGTGACCGTGGTTATCGACCTGCACGCCGTTTGATTTCAACGTGCCACCGGTATGTTCGATGTTTCCCCGCATGGTGCCGCCTTTCTGCACCTCAAGCGTCGCCGTCATCAGTTTGTTGGTGCATACCACCTCCGGGGTGTCGAGGGTGATACGTTCTGCCGCTTTTACCAGTACCACCGGCACGGTGGCGGTAATGGACTCCGATGCCGCCACATCGGCAGTCTTGATGCCGCTGACCGTCAGCGCACCGGTTTCCGGCTCATACTCCATAACAGCGCCGTCGGGGAACACCACATGCCACGCATCCGCCGAGGCTGACGGGGCAGGGTTATCGTCGGAGAAAATCCCCGGCAGCACGAAAGCAGTATCAAGCTCGCCACCAATTGCCAGCAGCAGCACCTGCTCACCGACCGAGGGAGCCCACCATGTCCGCGAACGACCGGCGCGGGTGGTCAGCCAGTTCAGCCATGCAGTCTGGATCCCGCCGCTTTGTACGCGGCACAGCCCCTGCGCGGTATCGACCTTAGTCACCACACCTGAGCGGATGAGGTTGCGAATCGCGCGCGCGAGCTCCTGTATTGTGGATAACGTATTCATAGTGCAAGGATGCCTCTGGTCTGGAGTCGCGCCAATTCGCGCGGCTCCGGTGGTGGTTCACACAATATTTATTTACCGAGATGCCTGATAATGATGTCTTCAATCATCTTCTCATCGTCGCGGGTGAAACCAAGCAACGGGCGCACCGCGTACTGCACATCCCGGCTGTGACGGTTTGGCCGGTCTTTGAGGCCATACTGATGCACCCGCGCCATGCGCTGTACCCTGCCGGTAAATTCCACCACCGCCGCACTGTCGCTGCCTTTGGCTTTCATAAAGCGGTTAGTGCGCAGTCTGGCGAACATTTCGCGCCTGATACGGCCTTTCTTACTTCGCACCGGCTGGCGCTTTCGGGCGGCATACGGGGTGCCGTCGGGTGCCTGCTGTCGCCTGATGCGCTGCTGCTGACTGGCGCGCAGTTTTTTTGCAATGTCAGCCGCCATTTGACGACGCGCCGCCGGTGACAGGCTGGCAATCAGACCGGCAAGGCGCTCCTGCAGCGCGGTTAACTCACTCATCCCACTTACTCACCAGCTCGCCGTTAACGTACAGCTCGACCGGGCGCGTCACTGGCTCAGGCAGCGGTGGCTCAGGGGCATAGCTGACATGCAATGCGCCGTCGACCTCTTTGACGAGCGTGCGCTCGGTGAGTCTCAGGCTGATACTGATATCGAGCGAGTCGTCGTTATTGATATCAATCATCCATGTGAATCCTTTCTCCCGCCCGTCGTCGGCGGTCATAATGTCCGGCTGATGCTCACGCAGCCATGCCTGTACCGGCACAAATATCAAATCGAGGTCGCCGGTAAAGTCAGTCACCACCACGTTAAGCACGTACACCTTTTCAAACGACAGCGAGCTCTCCAGTCGGGAATCCGTATGCCCGTTATCAGCGAACAGGCGCAGCATATCGGGGTTGTTTCGGAGCTGCGGCACGGCGTTAATCAGCGCCTTGCGCAGGCTTTTGTGCTTCTGCATCGAGTTCATCCTGACAGTGTTTGACGGTTTTGACCTGCAGCGCGCAGGCGGTCAGCGCGCCCTCAAGGCGGCGGATATCCGCGCTCAGGTCACCATTAGTTTTCGGATCACTTCCCGGCATCGGGCAAAGGCTCACCCTCGGGCATCCGCTGACCACAATCACCGGCGCTGGCGCAGGCGGCGCGGGTGTGCAGCCTGCGCACAGCATCAGGCAGAGGAGCGTTATACCAGCGGCGAAAGGCTTCATTTTCATCAAGTAACCTCGTTATCGTCTGCTCGCGGCGGTTTGCTTCTGCGCCTGCCTTTGCGAGCTGTTCGCGCAGTGCCACCTGCGCGGATTCATTACGTCGGGCGAGCTGGCCGGCGACACTGAGCTGATTTTTCAGCATGCCAATCGTCGCCTTTTGCTCGCTCGCAACGCGGTTTGCCGTCTCAAAGGAGCGGGATAAATTGCCATTCTCATGGCGCAACCACATCAGACCGAGCACGGCCAGCACAAACAGCGTTATCAGGACTTTCATGCCACCATCCCGCCAGCCGTGCGCCAGACGGTAACCAGCTTTTCGAGACTGTGCTCGCGCTGGCCGTAACCGGCACCCGGCAATGACGCCCAGATATTCCGGCAACGGGAAACAGCACGCTCAATACGCCCCGCCCGGATATCGTCAATAGCACCGCGCTCCCGGATTAACTGGATCGCGAGCTTGTCCTGCGACAGTGGGCTGAAATCAGGCAATGCGAGCTGTTTTTTATAGTGCGGCCAGAACATATAAAGCTGCTGGTAACGCCCCGATGCCGTGGATTTCTCGCCACGGCGATTAAACACTTTCGCGGGTCGGCCATGTGCGAAAGGGTGGTCGCTGTAATCGGTGAAAATCTCTGGCCTGCCATCAAGGCCGGTAACAATGACGTCGTAGCCACGGTTTTTCGTCAGCGGATGGTTCGCCGTTCCTTCGGAATACGCCAGCATGTCCAGAAAGGCGGCGATATTCTGGTGAGTATTAATGACCGGCATCGCCTTCCCCCTTCTGTGACTTAAAGCGGCGCTGAATGGCGATTTCCACCACCTGATAACCGGCAATACCGAGCATGGATCCAATACCGCACACGGCGGGCAGTGACATATCAGGAAACTGCACCAGAACAACACCGGCGACCATTGAGACAAAACCGCCGAGCAACATGCGCCCGATAAACAAACGCGGGGTGATGGGTTCACCGCCTGCCAGCACTTTTCCGACCACAATCAGTGCCCCAATCACAAACAGTGACAGGACGCCTTTTTCCCCTTCTGTCATGGTTTACTCCCAAAGATTGATAGTTTCAGTTACGGGTGAAGACGGCACATCGGGCAGGTCAATTGCCGTGCCATGCGGCAGAATGACGCCCAGCTCAGACAGGCCTGGATTAGCCTGCAGCACCGTTTCAACAACGCCCTCAGTGCGCCCGTAATACCGGGCGCAAATCACGTCGAGGGTGTCGCCCTGCATCGACCTGACCTTCATCAGAGCTGGCCCACGATGCAGCGCGGTTTGTCCTGCAGACGCGCGACCGACCAGCGCATATCCCGCCACAGGTCATCAATGGTGGTTTCGACGCTGTCGGCTTTTTTATCACCCTTGCCGGTGGCCTCAACCCCGCGATAACGCTCATACAGGGTGGCGGTTGCCATCGCCGTCACGGCGCTGAGGTAGTGGAAAACGCGCACATTCTCGCCGTCGATTTCCTCGGCGTCAGGTACGTCGGCCAGTGTCTTAAACCCGGCGGCAATCTGGCGCAGCCGGTAGTCGTAAAGCTCCGCATTGGTTTCCGCCATGCCGGTCTTGATGGCGTTGCGCAGGCGCGCATCGGAAACCGTCTGCTCAAGGCGCATCAGCTCGCGCACCCGCTTCGGATCCACATCAGGGAAAAAGAACGTATTTTTAATCACTGCGTCGCCCGTCTCCGGTGCGGGAATCACCACGCCCGGTACGTCCTGCGGTTCGTCGGGCTGATTCAGTATTACTGTCGTCATGACAACCTCATTAGGTTGGGCGGTGGACGCCGGTCGCCGTCAGGGTCAAAACCCGCTTTGACCGGCGTGCCGCCCGGCTCGGGGAGCGTTCAGTTAACCGACGGTTTTTACCGCCTTTGGTGGACGCCCGCGCTTTGCCGCCGGTTTGGTGGCAGGTTTGCGCGTGCGCGGTTTAGTCGTTTTACGGGGCGCGGCCTCGGGCTTAGGCTTCAATGCCCGCTCCAGTCGCTCAATCTCTTTGCGCACACCGGCATTGCGGTCGAGCTGCATCGCGCGCTGAAACTGCGCCAGCGCGTCGGCATTCTTACCGGCATCACGCAGGGTCAGGCCGGTCACCTTATGCAGACGGGCGCGCACCATATCGGGAACGTCAGCGCCGTCGGTCAGGCTGAGGGTGGTCAGCAGTAATGCAAGGTCGACAGGCTCACCGGCATCGCGCAGGCGCAGTGCGGCAAGTGCCACCTCCTCAACCAGCATGTAAGGCGTGGTGCGACGATGGTCTGAGGTGAGGCCGTATTTCAGCGCGTAGGGCGCAATCTCCAGCGCGCCAGCGATATCACCGGCATCGAGACGCCACAGCATGACGGTCATCAGAATGTCATCCTGTGCGCCACGGCCATCAGCCAGCACACCGGCGACCCACGGCGCATAGAACGGCAGCAGCTCGCGCTTTTTCTCGGCTTTACGCTCGTTTGAACGGATGTTTTTTAATGTACGGCGGTCTTCGGCCAGCTTTACCAGCATCTGTTCATAGGCGGATGCATGGCGCAGCGGGGCTTTTTCCCGCTGCGCGGTTTCAGAGGCCGAGACCCGCATCATGTGACGCTGTGCGGGGCTCGTCATGGGCTTACTCTCCGCTTTCCGGTGTTTCTGGTGCGGTGAAATCGCCCAGGTTGATGTTTTCCAGCAGGCACCCGGCGGCATATGCTTCGATGACGTAATCGATGTTCATCGACTCGTAGTTTTCCACGCGGTCTTTCTTCGGGTTCTCATCAATGCTGCGGCGGTGGCTCTCATCCATGAAGTAGATAGAGAGGTTTTCCAGCGTGGTGACGAATACCGCATTTGCCGGGAAGTACGGCACGCGCACGGCGGGCAGGTTGCCGATGCGCTTCTGGCTGATGATGATATCCGCCGCGAGCGACTCGGTGTTTTCCTGCTGTTTGTTGACCAGCGGGAAATATTTGTCGGCCAGCAGCTTACGGCCAACGATGGCAACGAGTTTCGGGTCATCCTGATAAATCTCGTCAATCAGGGTGTTTGTACCGTCCATCACCAGCGCGTCGAGGTTCTCATAGTCGCCGTTCTTACCGACGCGAATCACGTCAGAAATAACGCTACCGTCCTCAGCGGTGATTTTGCTCATCACGCGCGCCGGGGCTTCGTTGCGGTACTTCTGCAGCCAGCCGACGGACACATCCTGCAGCATCGGGTTTTTGCTGCGGTCTGAGGTATCAGCGCGGGTGGTACCGTTGAACCCGGCCATGATGAAATCCAGTGCCTGACGCTGGACAATGGCGTCGCGGATGCGGCGCTGGAAGTCCTGAAAACGCGCCCACAGGTCAAGGCGTTTGTAGGTCAGATGGAAGTCAAAGTTAATCTGATTGCACTCGTACTTGTTGGACTCAAGCGCGGTGAAATCTGCAGTCTGGCGCTCCTTGTCGCCCGAGGTATCGGTCGTGCTGGCGATGGTGCCGGTCACACCGACGCCGATTTTCTCGCCCTTCATTTCTGCGACCGGCAGAATGTTAATCGTCTGCAGGAATGCGGATGACGCCTGCACGGTGTTCATCAGCGTTTGCGTGACGGACGGCTCAACAGTGAATTTTTTGCTGACGTCATCAACGCTGATGCCGTTCAGTTTGGCGAGCTGGGTCAGATAGGCATTGAACTTAAAACGGGTTTCCTGACGCATAGTATTTCCTGTTTGAATTAATCGGTTAGTCACAGCATCGGGCGGGGTTACCGCCCGGTTTCGGTCTGCGGTTTATCAGCAGTCGGTCAGCAGCTCATCACCGCCACCGCCGCTGGCTTTTGTGCGTCGCGGCTGGCTGAAACTTTCGGTTTTGTCGAGGGTGGTTTTCAGAGCGGAAAATGCCTGGCTGGTTTCGTCAACCTTGCCGGTCAGTTCCTGTTTGAAAGTGGCAAACGCGGTTTCCATATCGGAAATGCGCTTATCCTGCGCGGTCAGATTGGTCTGCACATGTTCGCTGACGGTGGTCACCGCTTCATGCACATCATTCAGACGCGCATCGTCGCTGACCTGCTTACGGCTGAAAATGGCTTTCACCTTATCGGCCAGGCTGTTGAGCACCGTGTCGGGAACGTCTTCAAATTCCAGCTCGGCCAGCGTGGCAACGGAAAAGACGTTTTCAGGGTTGGCCTTAAAGCGCTGCAGCGGGTTGTGCTTCGCGTTGCGACAGAATTCGAGGTATTCAGTGCCGAGGCTCGCCGGGTCATCGGTGACCGCAAGGCCGACGAGGTAGCATTTGCCGGTATTGGCAAAATTCGGCTGAATCTCCATTGAGGTGTAGACCTTCTGACCGGCTTTATTCAGCGCAATAAGGTCATCGGTCGGGGAAATTTTGGAAAACAACGCCCATTTGCCGTTAAGCGCAGAGTCGTCATCAATTTGCTCGGCTTTCAGCTCGGCCACATCACCATAACGCTTGAATACGCCGTCGGGCAGCAGACCGCGAATGTGCTCAAGATTGATGCGGCAACCGTAGACACGCGGGTCATAGGTTTCGGCCATTTCCCGAATATCATTACCGCTGAGAATACGCCCGTCGCAGGTGTCACCCTCGACGCCGATGCGAAAGAATTTTGAGACTTTTTTTTCCATTGTCAGGAGTCCTGAGGTTGGGGTTACTGGTCAACGCCAGTTTCCAGACTCAGGACACACCAGACCACCAATGACGACTGGACAACTGCCCACACAACAGCACCTTAGCGAATCACTGACGGCCATTAAGTAGCCTTGCCCTGAATCCACTACGGCGAGGCATCAATGACCATTTCCACCGATACAACCTTGTTGCATGACCCGCGACGGCAGGCATCGCTGCTTTACTGGCAGGGTTTTTCCGTGCCACAGATTGCCGAAATGCTGCAGGTCAAGCGCCCGACCGTGCAGAGCTGGAAGCAGCGCGACGGCTGGGACGGCATCGCACCGATTTCCCGCATTGAAAGCAGCCTTGAGGCGCGCCTGATTCAGCTCATCGCCAAGCCGCAAAAGTCAGGCGGCGACTTCAAAGAGATTGACCTGCTCGGGCGACAGATTGAGCGACTGGCGCGCGTTAACCGCTACAGTCAGACAGGTAACGAGGTCGACCTTAACCCCAATGTCGCCAACCGCAACAAGGGCGAGCGTAAAAAGCCGAAAAAGAACTTTTTCAGCGATGAGGCTATCGGGAAACTGGAGGAACTATTTTTCGACCAGTCTTTCGAGTACCAGTTGCAGTGGTACCGCGCAGGACTGGCGCACCGTATTCGCGACATTCTCAAATCTCGCCAGATTGGCGCGACGTTCTATTTCTCCCGCGAGGCGCTGCTGCGCGCGCTCAAGACCGGCCACAACCAAATCTTTTTGTCGGCCAGTAAAACGCAGGCTTACGTGTTCCGCGAATACATCATCCAGTTTGCGCGACTGGTCGACGTCGACCTGACCGGCGACCCGATTGTCATCGGCAACAACGGCGCAAAGCTGATTTTTCTCGGTACCAATTCCAACACCGCGCAGAGCCATAACGGCGACCTGTATGTCGATGAAATATTCTGGATCCCGAATTTTCAGAAGCTGCGCAAAGTCGCGTCGGGCATGGCCTCACAGAAGCACCTGCGCTCAACCTACTTTTCTACACCTTCCACGCTGGCGCACGGCGCTTACCCCTTCTGGTCTGGCGAGCTGTTCAACAAGGGACGCAGCCGTATTGCCGACCGCATCGAAATCGACATCAGTCACAGCGCGCTCGCCGGTGGTCAGCTCTGCGACGATGGTCAGTGGCGGCAGATTGTCACTATTGAGGACGCCCTTACCGGTGGCTGCACCCTGTTCGACCTCGACCAGCTCAAACGCGAAAACAGTGATGAGGACTTTAAAAACCTGTTTATGTGCGAGTTTGTCGACGATAAAGCGTCGGTATTCCCGTTCGAGGAGCTGCAGCGCTGCATGGTCGACGTGATGGAAGAATGGGAGGACTTTGCCCCGTTCGCCGACCATCCGTTCGGCTCGCGCCCGGTCTGGATTGGCTACGACCCGTCACACACCGGCGACAGCGCAGGGTGCGTCGTGCTCGCGCCACCGGTGGTCTCGGGTGGCAAGTTCCGCATGCTGGAGCGTCACCAGTGGAAGGGCATGGACTTTGCCGCACAGGCCGAGGGCATCCGTGGGCTTACCGAGAAATACAACGTCGAATACATCGGCATTGACGCAACCGGCCTCGGCCTCGGCGTGTTCCAGTTGGTGCGCTCATTCTACCCGGCGGCACGCGGCATCCGTTACACACCCGAAATGAAAACCGCGATGGTGCTCAAGGCAAAAGACACCATTCGCCGTGGCTGTCTGGAGTACGACGCCGGGGCGACCGACGTCACGCAGTCGTTTATGTCCATCCGCAAAACCATGACCAGCAGCGGGCGCAGCGCCACCTACGAGGCCAGCCGCACCGAGGAAGCCAGTCACGCCGATATCGCATGGGCGACCATGCACGCCCTGTTAAACGAACCGCTTTCCGCCGGTAGCGGCATGCAGCCTAAATCTATTCTGGAGTTCAACTAATGGGTAAGCAAAAATCCCGTAAAGCCGCCGCGCAGAAAGCCCGCGCACCACAGCAACTAAAAGCCAGCGCACCGCAAAAAATGGAAGCGTTCACCTTCGGTGAGCCGGTGCCGGTACTCGATAAGCGCGACATTCTGGATTACGTCGAGTGCATCAGTAACGGCAAATGGTACGAGCCGCCGGTCAGCTTCTCCGGGCTGGCAAAAAGCCTGCGCTCTGCAGTGCATCACAGCTCACCGATTTACGTTAAACGCAACGTGCTCGCGAGCACCTACATTCCGCACCCGCTGCTGTCCCGTCAGGATTTCAGCCGCTTTGCACTCGACTATCTGGTATTCGGTAACGCCTTTCTTGAGCAGCGCCACAGCGTCACCGGACAGTTAATCAAACTGCTGACTTCACCGGCAAAATACACCCGACGCGGGGTCGATGATTCGGTTTTCTGGTTTGTGGAAAACTTCACTCAGCCGCATGAATTCGCACCCGATACCGTGTTCCACCTGCTGGAGCCTGATATTAATCAGGAGATTTACGGCCTGCCTGAATATCTCAGCGCACTTAATTCCGCCTGGCTGAATGAATCCGCAACGCTGTTCCGCCGCAAGTATTACCAGAACGGCGCGCACGCAGGTTACATCATGTATGTGACTGACCCGGCGCAAAGCGCGACTGACGTCGAATCGCTGCGCGATGCAATGCGTAACTCTAAAGGGCTCGGCAACTTTAAAAACCTGTTTTTCTACTCACCGAACGGGAAACCGGACGGCATAAAAATCGTGCCATTGAGCGAAGTCGCCACAAAGGATGACTTTTTTAACATCAAGAAAGCCAGCGCTGCCGACCTGATGGATGCGCACCGCGTACCGTTCCAGCTCATGGGCGGCAAGCCTGAGAATATTGGCTCAATGGGTGACGTTGAGAAGGTGGCAAAGGTCTTTGTGCGTAACGAGTTATCGCCGCTACAGGACAGGTTCAGGGAGGTAAACGACTGGCTCGGTATGGAGGTCATCAGGTTCAAAGAGTACACCCTCGACAACCCGGAATAATCCCCCCTCAAGCCGCCAGTATTGGCGGCTTTTTCATACCCCGCCACCATCACGCCTCAGACGCGCCACACGCGCACAACCACACCCGACCACCAACGAACCGACAGCGACCACGAAAGCGCCATCACGACGCGCTCAGACGATAATTTTTAATATTACGCACCACCGCTGGCGCGCAATGCTTTCCCCGCCACGCCTGCCCGCTTTATGGGTCGGTTTTAATGCAGTTGCATGACCATTCTGGATCCGCGCCAGCTCTGGCGGCGCAGGGCCAGAACGGGCAAGCCTGAAGCATGCAAAACCATGCACCTGTTGCATGCACAGCTTATTTATTGATAAATCACCTTAAATTCACAAAAATCACGGACATTAGCTATTTCCAAACATGATATCCTCTCGATAATTATCGAGCCTATTTTTGAACGGAGAAAGATATGCAAGGTGAAGTTGACGAACAGCAACCCGATGAGATTGGATCTGAGTTTGGATACTATCCAGTAGAAGTTAACATTGAGTCTGAAAATTTTTCTTTACTTACTTTACCCGGCCTCGCTGAGAAAGTAGAGCGCGTTAACAATGACAAAAATGTTGTTAATGGCTGGATATACCCCGGAAACCAAGAGGTATATAACTTTAATGGCGGCATATCCATAATGCCTTATAGTTGCCGAGTATTCGGATTGCCAAAAACGCACATACTAAAATTAAAAAATACATCCTCGCTAGAAACTATCAACTTTGTTGTGTGGTGTCTGTCTTTTTTCAGTGGAATGAGATTAACAACCACCGATGCTGGTTTTTTAGATGCAACCACTATCAAGCCTGCTAAGTTAACAGACTTTATTCTCGGCAGATGCTCTGAAAAAGCAATCATAGAATTGGCTCTCAATTACATATCTAGCGAGCAAAAAACTGAGAACTCACCAATAAAAATAGCGGCGGTGATGCACGCGCTATTTTTATCTCACAACCCACAATACCTTTCCTTTGAAAAATTCCAGTATCTTTATATGGCATTGGATGGTTGCTTTGCTTTAGCGTGGGCAGAAAAAAACAAGTGCTCTGAAAAAACGCTAAATCACTCCAGGCGGTTAAAGTGGCTGTGCGAAACTTATGGCATACCACGGCCTTCATGGGTCACAGGCAAAAAAAATATTACAACTATCCGCAATGATAATTTTCATGAGGCTATTTTCTATGGTCAACCGCTTGGTTTCTCCAGTGTTAATAGCGGTCAATATGGTGATGATATATTACGAGAAATGCAGGCTCTGGTATGTCGCCTACTAGCAGCATTACTCTCTGTAAATGATTGTACATATATCAAATCTAAGGTCGACTCGGTAGAGTACCATTCATTAAAACTAAATTAACACTAACGCCTCGCGTAGCTCGTTGTTCAACCCCGTCAGCACTGAAAGCGAGTTTCAGCGCCGACGGCGTTTGCTATGGTCGACGTGGTGGCGGTGCATAATGTGCCGGTCTGCTGATATTATCCAGTTTGCCATAGTTATCCCTGACGATTTCTGCACACCCGACCAACTCTGCTGGAGTCAGGTTCTCATTGACCATTATCGTCTGCAGACGATGAACGATAGCCATAAGTTTTATGCTTTTAGTTTTGTGCTGCGGAATTTCGCCCGGTAGTCGATGCATATTATCGCCCTCAATGAATTTTATTTAGTGTCCTCAAGACGCCACTATAAAATCCGATAAGGTAACGTCCCATTCATCACGGGTGTGTAACCAATAACACATCGAGAAACTTTGAAAGGTAGAACTAACGCCTCGCGGTGCGAGTTGTTCAACCCCGCCAGCACTGGAAGCAAGTTTCGGCGCCGGCGGCGTTTGTTAATGCAGCCAGCTATCGTCCTCCCATACCTGCTGCATGATTTCCATTACTCGTTTTTTATCTTCGTCCAGTTTCAAACCGCTTAGCTCAACGCCATTTGCGGAGCCTTTGCGAATGCGGATAGCAGTCTTTGGGTAAATAGGTTGAAGGTTGCGGTACAGTTCTGCCTCAAGTGCATCCAATGTTGCCTGACTAATTTTTTGTTCTTTATCCAACGTGATATTGATTCTCATAATCTAATCAGCCTTATAAAAAATATCATCTTCGGTTTCGTTATTTTCGCTGTTTGCTAGGTCTGCAATGAGAGTGAGCGCGAGCTTTAAGTCTGATGGCTTGCAGTTTGCAATCAGAGATACCTCGGCAATAAATTGCACACAAGCCCACTTTTGCTGCGTTCGGCTGAAATGTTCGCCAACCATGAAATCCCTCCCATAGGGTGTACTGTATATTTATACAGTAGCACGTATTGGTAAAAGATGGGAAGAAAAAAATGAACAGGGTGATTGTTGTATGTTCATGATATGGATGTGAATTACTCAGATATTGGTTTTTGCTGCTTCAGCCATCGCAGCAACACGATTAAGGATTTTCCTGGCTTTAGCCTGATGCGATGGCGCTGCGGAAAATATTTCACCTTTGGACGTTCCGCGTAGCCATTTGCCATCAAAACAACTTTTACCACCGGCCATCAGGTGCAGGGCTTCGCCCCGGCTGATTGTGATGCCGGTAGTCAGATGTATCTCGTCGATAGTTTTCGCTATAGCTGCGTTTTGCTCATCCGTTCCGTGGATAAATTTTCGCCGTATTGCTGGCTTTTGCTTCCTGAGTCGGTTTGTCAGCTCTCGTTTTTCACGTCGACTTAGGGGTTTAGATAAATCGAGTTCCGGTGGATCGTTTTCGCTTCCCGTACAGTTATTGACAGAACTCCGAGAGGGCGCAGGAGCGCCCTTAACGTCAACGGCCAAATCAACGGCACGCTTCGGCACAATTTTCCACTGCGTGAGCCGGGTTAAAATAGGGGTGCTGGCACCGACAGCAGAATCGTACACGCCACGGATGCAGATGGTTTCCTCACCATATTGGTTAAACTCGGGGCGCGGTTCATACAGCGTGCGCACCTGCAAATCATCGCGACGGACAAACGGGCCTCCCTGCGCATTAACGTAACCAGCCCAGTCACCGGCGTCAGCGGCATCATGGACGGCGGCAAACTCAACGCTCAGGCCGTGCGCAGTCTCTGTATCAGCGAGACGACGCAACTCACGGTAGACCGTCACTGGCGCACCGCCGATAAATTGAAACTGACGGATGTGCCAGCGCGCCGCCCATGCTGAGACGGCGGGTGCTGTCTCTTTCAGTAGTTCGCCGCTTTCGTCATCGGTCTCACCATCGAGAGCGTAACCGTCGATATTTTTTGAAATGTATTTAGCAACATAGCCGGTAGCACTGCCTTTTTCCGGGTCAATGGCCTCGGCGTGAAAGCGTGCCTTTTTGGCTTTATCGCTTCTCAGTTCGTGATGGTCTTCCTCCCATGCATAATCGCGAATGATGAGGCGTACACGCTCAACGTCTTCCGGCAGCATGAACATAAGCATGTGCCAGTGCGGCGTTCCGTCGTGATGAGGCTCGGCAACACGTATGCCGAAAATGCGGATTTCTTCCCGGTGCAACTTGGCACGTATGCGCGCCCAAAGGCCGGTTAGATAGCTCTGCGTGTCTGACGGGCTGGCTCCGTTCCATTTGCTGTTACGGTAACCCGCTTTGGTGGTAGCGTGATATTTAGACGGTGCAGTCAGGGTATAAAACTCCCCGATATAACCGAGCTCATTGCAAATATTTTCAAACCCACGGATGCGGGTCATCAGCTCGCAGCGACGTATCGCTGGGTTGGCGACCGAGCCATCGTATTTTTCAATCAGGCTGATGCGGTTGCCGTCTTCGTCTTCGAGATCCAGCCCCTTGAGAAATTCACGCGTGCGGCGCTTCTGCTCGCGCCAGTCGGTAACGCAGTTTTTACTCGCGTAGGCGTGTCGTTTCTTGCTGACATTGCCGACTGCAATTTGCAGATGTTCGCGCCATGCAGCCGCAATGCGACGCAAGCGGCCACGCCACCAAACCTCATTAAACATGCGGGTGATGGCCGGGGCAATTTCATCCTCACCGACATATTTCTTTGTCACCCGCTCCCAATGCGGCGGGGTAACGTTGAATTGCAGGGAAATAAAACCGGCGCGCATATACCAGGTATACAGCGTTTTTAGCTCACTAAATCCAGTGTCATCAATGTCAGCCAGTTCAGCGCGAATGAAATTAGCGATATCAGCGGCCAGCAGGTCAATATCGGCGCGCGACATATCCGGGAGGCGGTTATATCTGGCAACCATATTGACCATGCGTGACGCCAGATATTGCATAAGCTGTGTATCAAAATGACCGCCAAAAACAGCGGCTGATACGTTGCTGTTGATACCTGCACACTCATATTTTTTTGCGACCAGCTCAAGACGCGGCAATGCCTTTTTGCAGAAGCTGATTAAAAAGGCATTGGCTCGTTGACTGCCCTGATTTTGTTCCAGCACAGCAGCGGTGCGATAAACGTCAAAGCGCACGCACTCAGGCTGGAGAGAAAGCACCTTTCTCGCATGCAGCAAAGCCGCGAACATACGGTCGCGGCGATGCTGTTGGTCATAGGTAAGATACGGGCTGGCTATTGCCGACCGTGGGGCGTTCCACGGATAAGCGTAAGAAATACCCACGCTTATCCCTTCACTGAAATTGACTGGTCATATTCCCACACACCATCAGGAGCAATTAAAGCCCCCTGAGATATTCCTGTATTGGGGTCACGAAATACCGCCAGCCCGATTGGGTGTAAAATCTCTTTGTTGATACGAATGATGAGACCGCGCGCACTTAATTCATTCCACGATATCCAGTCACAACCTCCGATTTTTTCACTTTTTTCCATGACGCTAAATGCATCACTACATTGCACGCCGATGCGCTTAATCTCTGCGCCCATTTCCTCAATTGAGCTGATGGTCGACTGCTGGATTTGATGATGAATCAGGCCGGAAATAAGCTGTTCTATTTTTGGATAATAGCCGATAGTATCGAGCCATTCCTCGCCAGCTTTATTACCTGACTTAACGACTTTCTTTTCATTCAGGATGAATTGATATTGGTCGCTTGTAATAACCCATTTATCGCCTATTTCGATATGAATTCTCATACCACACCACCCTTAATAATAGTGGTGTGATTTACTTCGAATATATGCCCTTCGTCGCACTCATATCCGCCATTTTCTTGCAGCCAAGCATCGTGGCCGCACATATCGCAAACCAATATCTCATCCATCTGTGCTGCATGCGCTTCGGCGCAATTGCTAAACCCTGAACCGCCGTCAATCTGCGGGACGCAGTCAGCGCAAATTCCACATTGCCCGGTAGTGATAAGCCCTTCCATTGGTGGCAGGCGATAAACCTCAATAACGCCGTTGTCTACAGGCCACTCCCCGTCCTTGATGTAGTCTGTGGTTCCGTCGACCTGCTGATTAGCAATATGAAAAGCACCAATCGGCGCGGCCATTAACATTGTCAACGCAATTTCGGCTAGTGCTACAGTTGCGGGTTTTGTGTGGTTGGCACCAAACTTCGATGTTAGCCACGCGTCATGCGCGATATGCCTCTGCGCATGCTCGATTAACTGCTCTTTGGTGAATGCCATTATTCGCCGCCCTCGTATTCGATGAATTTCCCAAAACACTGTATTTCCGCGCCAGCCATGAAATATCCCAACGCCTCAGCTCTTTCTGTGTCGAAACTGAACGTTGCGAGCGGGTAACGTGCATAAAATTTGCTAATCAGATTGGCCGTATTTAATTGGCGTTCATCCGTCAGCGTTGCCAGTGCGATTTCCATTGCTGCAATGGTTTTTTGGTTATAGGTGTTGTCACCTAATGGCTGCGCCTTTATCAGTCGATGAAACTGGTCGAGCTGGCGAGTGACATGTTCTATTAACTGCTCTTTGGTGAAACCGCTTTCCTCGGTCACATTTTTGATTGTCATATTGCCCCCTTGTAGTGCTTCGATTTAAGCTCGGCGATTTGCTGACAGGTCACGCAAAAAGCCACGCCCGGAATCGCAGCGCGGCGAGCTTCCGGGATTGGTGCGTCACATTCTTCGCAGAGAAAGCGGGAAGGCACAGCGATACGGCTGCGCGCGTTGTTGATGTGGCGCTCGCGGTCTTCCTGCTCGCGCTGTTGTGCTAAATCCATTGCGTCGGCCATTAGCGTTTCTCCTCCGCAGTTACTTCAAAGTCTTTGCTGTTAATGGAAATGGTGGTTATTCCCTTGTCGTCTTCTCCGCGCATGCCGACGAAATCATCGATATAAAAGACAGCCATACGCCCATCACGGCGTAAAAAGGTACCGAGGCGAGGTGGGCGAGAGCCGTCTTTGCGAGTAATGATTACCCGCTGGTTAGGCTTTAAGTGGCTGGTTTTCATCAGTGCAGCTCCTGTGATTCGTTTTCGTAGCGAGTGGCTTCGCGGCGCAGAAGTTCAGCCGCTTCTTTGCCGGTCATATCCGCATTAGTAATGTGAACAGCCAGCGCCTCAAGGCGGATGGAAACAGCGAGCGCGCGGTCTTTGCGCTCTTCTTTTTTGGCATCGGTCAGCAATACGGCCAGCGCATCACTATCAGTGTTAAAACTACGGGTTTCGGTATTACGCATAATTAACTCTCCTGATTTCGGGCAATAAGAAGCCCGGCGGGTTTACGCCATTAAATTTCTGTTTGAATTAATTCGGCATGGTTAGCCGTTTGGGAAATAAGCTCACTACTGCACGAAAATGATTCATCGCTGTAATAAGCGCCTTTTTCTCGTCAGTAGTCAGCTCACTTAATTCGAACTCATGACGAGCCGCCGGTATTTTTGCCAAAAAGAAAATAGCGGCCAGCGCCCGATTATTTTCTTCAAATTGTGAGTCACGTTTATCGCGCATATCATCGACAAAGCGCTCAACCTCTTTCCAGCTATCGCCCCAATATCTCGCGCGCAATTCAGCCACATGATTGAGACCAGCCAGACGTTCACCCGCCTTTAGCGGAACAGTCGCGGAAACAGCTTCGATAGCCATGATTCCCCCTGCTTTTGAGTAGAGAGGCCAGCCAGTAAATCAGCCTGTGAGCGGCTAGGGTGCCAGCGCTTGCCGTCCTTACCTGCAATCCAGCCGTGGCCGTAATGCATGCCTGGGCTTTGTTTAACGAGCAGAGACGCGAATGACGGTTCACTTTTCAGCATACGCACCTCAAATCAGCCCGAAGGATGCGCCAATACCGCTCATGGTATCGACTACGCTCGACATGGCAGGATTAGTCTGCAGACGCGCATGCAGCGCCATTGCCGATAATGACAACATGCGAATGCCAGCGTTAACGCTTTCAATCATGTTGTGCTTACGGGCAGAGGTCAGACGTTCATCAGATACCGCACCGCTTGCCAGTTCGCCGAGTTCACGCATTGCGCGCATGACATAAGACTGCAATTTGTCTTTAGCCAGCTCATTAACCGGCACGCATGGCAGGCAATGAATCTGCGCCAGAAAACCATCAACGAGGGTTGAGTCTTCGGTCAGGTCAGTCAGCAGCCACAATTCAGGCGGCGTGAACTGGTGAGGTTGTTCCGGGTTGAGCTTGTTACGTAACGTTTGAACGTTCATACCCGCACGCTCGGCCAGCTTCGCCATGTTGTGACGCTGCGCAAAAGCCCGGCACGCATCCTCATAGTGGGGATGTTTGGAAACCTGAAAATCAAACATGTTGAAATCTCCATCAACTTGCATAATCAAGTTCAGTTAAGAGCGGTGCGCTGGTCGATGTAGCGACAATCAATCGCTTGTTGAGTCAGCTTGTCACGCCATGCTTTTACGTTTACGAGGGTGCGGCTTCGTTTAGCGGCTTCCTCTTTGTTGGAAAAGTCTTTGGTCGGAGCTTTTAAAAGGATGCCCTCATCGAGCCATTGCCAGACCAGACGCTCGCTTACACCGCGAGTGGCAGCAAAGTCTTTCACTGTCATTGTGTCTGACATAGCGGAGCGAATCATTGTCTGCAGAGCTGGCAGCATGGCGGTAACGATGGCATCAAATTGTGTTGGATCTAACAGCACAGTTTGATTTTGTGAGTTTTGCGAATCATGCGTCGAGATTGATTTTGCATCTGACATATCGCATTATCTCCTGTTGTTTGAAATGTAGTGCAGTGGTGTGCATCTTGGTCGATGAATGCCACTTTAAATCGAAAATGAGTTTATGTAAATCGATTTTGAGTGATTAATGAATGAATGATGAAGATTTGAATACGCAAGATGTGATTGAGCGGATAAGTTCGGCGTATGGCGTCAGCACGCAAAGGGCTTTGGCGGAAGTGCTTGGTGTCCCGTCAAACAGCGTCAGCACTTGGGTTCAGCGAAATAGTTTTCCCGGCAAAGCTATCATTCAGTGCTCATTAGATACTGGTGCCGATTTAAACTGGCTGCTGACTGGTCAAGTTTCAAGTTTGCATTTGCAAGATTCGTCTCCGCTGAAAGGAAAGCCTCTTTATGACGAGATTTTAGCGAGTGGTGGAAAACCTGTTTTAAGGCGCATCCTTGATGCGTACGGTTTTACAATGCAAAAGGAGCTTGGGGATTTGTTGGATATCTCCTCTGGTACTATCAGCACTTGGGTAAGACGAAATTTCTTTCCCGGTGATGTGGTCGTGACATGCGCACTTGATACTGGTGTATCGCTGGAATGGTTAGCGACCGGAAAGGGAAACATGCGAGAAAGTAAGGAGGCTAGCATTTCGGACGTTTTAACGATAAAAAAATCCCGCCTTGAATCGGGTGAACTAAAAGACGCTGGACGTTGGCATCCTGACCCCTCAATGATTCCGGCAAGCGCTGAGGATTTAGTCTTTGTTGAAGGGGTAAATTCATCCTGGCTTGTTGATTGCTCTGCCTCAAACATTGCCAATGGCCGCTGGTTAATTAGCATTGACGGCGCGCTCGATGTTTTTGATGTAGTCAGGTTGCCGGGTGGAAAGGCAAGGCTATCGAATAAGTTTGCGGAGTTTGAATGTAACTTGTCTGACATTACTCCTTCTGGGGTGATAATTTTTACTTTGGAGAAGCATGTATAATGGATGTACTAATCAGCATACTTTCAATAGCGCTTGCTATCTACGCTGTTATCAGAATTTGCTCTAAGGCACAAAGCACTAAAACAAAGTTTTTAAAATCTATATGTGCGCTTTGGTATTTTCTGTATGCGGGTGGGATTATTGTATCTTCAGACTATGAGGAGATAGGTGTAGTACTACTTATTGTTGGTACGGTAGTCCTTTTCTATCCTAAAAAACATAATGCGGCTACATCTACAAAGTTTTGCTCAGATAATAATAAAACCGAAAGCGCGAGCCATGATAACTCCGAGGATGTAGTATTTAGAAATCAGGTTGATTTGAGTAAACATAAGCATTTGCTAAAGATAGCTTTTACATATGAGAACACTAACGGCGCGGTTAAATATAGAGAGGTCGATGTTAAAAAATTTGACGGTTTATATATTGAAGGGTATTGCCACAGCAGAAAACAATATCGAACGTTTAGAGTAGATAGGATTGTTGATGGAATTACACTTCGTGATACTGGTGAGTTATTTACTACGGAAGAATGGGACGAACAATTTTATTTGACGGTTTAGTTATATGCTCATGGGTACTTTATGACTGTTAGCAAGCAGAAAAACGGTAAATGGCTATGTGAGCTTTATCCAAACGGTCGGGAAGGGCGGCGTATACGCCGACACTTCAACACCAAAGGTGAGGCCGAGGCTTTCGAGCTTTACACAAAAAATGAAAGTGGAGACAAGCCGTGGCTTGGTAAGAAAGAAGACCGGCGGCGTTTAAGTGAAATTATTCAGCTTTGGCATAATTTACACGGACAGGCTCTAGTTGCGAGCAAATCACGATTGGCTAAATTGCAGATTGTATGTAACGGCCTTGGCGACCCTATCGCATCACGTCTTACAGCTAAAGATTGGGCTCACTATCGTGATAAACGGCTTCGTGGTGAAATTGATAATGGGTATCACAAAGACCCTGAGAAATGGATAGCTAAACCGATTACGGTCAACCGTGAACAGCAGTATTTAGAGGCCGTTTTCAATGAGCTAAAGCGGTTAGGGGAATGGTCGCTACCAAACCCGCTCGATGGCATTCGTGTCTTTAAAGAAGCTGAAAAGGAAATGTCTTGGCTGACCCTTGAACAAATACCGCAACTTTTATTGGCATGTCATCAGTATGGACACGAAGACCTTACGCAGATTGTTGAGATCTGTTTAGCTACCGGCGCCAGATGGAGTGAGGCAGAACGATTAACTCGTCCACAGCTTTCACCCTACAAACTGACTTTCACAAAAACGAAAGGTAAAAAAAATCGTACAGTCCCTATCACAAAATGGCTTTACGAAAAATTATCCACACGACAGGGGCGAATGTTTAAGCCTTGCTATCAGGAGTTCAAAAAAATGCTTTTGCTTACTGATATCGAACTGACGGAAGGCCAGAAAACCCATGTTTTACGTCACACCTTTGGTGCGCATTTTATGATGAACGGCGGTAACATCCTTGTTCTTCAGAAGATACTTGGTCACGCTAATATTCGTGAAACAATGAAGTATTCGCACTTTGCACCAGATCATCTTGAGCAGGCTGTTACATTGAATCCTTTGTCCTTAGCCATTGGCGACAAAGTGGCGGCAGAGGTTGCATAACACTGCAATTCACTGCATTTAAAATTACCTTAACTAGTTGTTTTATATGGTAAGTGATTGTTTGTTATGTGGTTGCAGTAGGAGCGTCTTAACTAAGAACGCGCTTTCGCAACATCCGAAAGCTTGTAGAAAAGAAGGGGCTGGCATTACGCTGGCCCCTTTTTTTATGGGTTTGCTCCACGCCATAGACGGTTGCATGTTTAGTCTGGGTCAGTGGTCTCAACGCTGAGTCAGAAACGGCCAGGCCCGTTCCTTAGTTTAGCGAGCGTTCCGCACGCCGGTGTTTAGCCTGATACATATTTCGATCGGCCAGTTCTTGTAGTTTTTCGGCAGTGGCATGTTCCCATGTCAGCGCAAAGCCAATACTCAGGGTCATCGTTATTCGCTGGCCGTTATGCAGTTCAAAAGGTCGATTAAACGCCTGCGATAGCGCTGCGCAAATACGTTGTACTTCATATTCCGAATGTACACCGTAAAGCACCATCGCAAATTCATCGCCGCCGAGTCGGTAAGTTTGATAACGGCTACCACCGAATTCCGCTAATCTTTTGGCAACCTCTATAAGTACCCGGTCGCCTGCCGCATGTCCCCAGGTATCATTAATATATTTAAAGTTATCGCCATCCAGAAATAACAATGCCGAACTGCTACGAGCGGAATTGTCCTTCATCAGCGCGTTAATACAGCTGCGAAATGCTGCGCGATTGGCAAGCCCCGTCAGCGGATCGTGCAGCGCGGTACGTAGTAACTGGGCATTTTTAGCCTGAAGCCGTAGCTGCCATTCTTCCATCTCATCCAGAAGGCTATTGAAATCCTGCGCAAACAGGTGAAATTCCGCAATACGCTCATCAGGTACCCGGCGTGAAAAATTTCGGTTAGTGCGAACGTCGTGTACAACTTCAGTAATATTTTGCAGCGCATCCACAACGCCATTGTGTAAATAACGCGTGAGCAGCAGGGCAATGCCGGATGCCAGCAGAATACATCCTGTCAGCACTGCCAGCGATAGCCAGATAAAATGACCAATAAGGCTGTCGCGGGCGACAAGCCGTACTTCGCCGATGGCCCTGCCGTTGTGCCAGACGGGTTGTGATACCGGCAATGGAAAAAGCCAGTGGCTAATTAAGCCAATGAGCTTATCGTCTGCGGCTCGCGCATCATAGCGCCATGAGGCGATAATACGGCCATTTTTATCGCGGACCTCCGCCGCTGAAAATTGTCCCTGGCGTCCCAGTGTGGCGAGCGTTTCCGCTGCGGCCGCGTTATCGGAAAATACCAGTGCCGCTTCAAGGCTATGGGCCATTGTGGCGGCGGTCAAATCGAGATTCTTTTGCGCATACTGTTTGAGCGTAAGGACAGACGCAACGCAAATTAATAGCCAGATCAATGTCATCGTAAGCAGCACGCTGATTATACTAATCCGCCGTAGTGTGCGTTTAAATGTTGGCCTGGACAGAGAAAATTCCTTATTCAT